TTTTGTAGGCTTGTGCTTTAAAGATTTCATAGGTAAATTTGGATGCACCAAAGTTTCCAATCCAGCTTTAGCTTTTTTGTGTTTTATCGCATTAGCTTTGTGAACTTTTAAATGCGAGTTGATGCTCATACTTTACCCCCAGACAAAACTGTTGCGCTCATTAAACGATTAGTTGTTTCGTTAAATGTTAATCTTAAATTAGGAATTGCTCTTTTAGGCGGAAATTTGCCATTGGTCAATGTCATTAAACATTTACCTTCTATGGTTAAGTAAACTCTGTATTCTTTTACAAAATCCGATTCTTTCATAGCACCATTTGTTTTAGCCACTTCGGAAACATTAAGTGTCCCATTTAATTGTTTCACCCATGTTTCCAAATTTGGCATTGTATTTTGTGTTGTCATATCTTTTCCTAGTCTTGTTAATAAAAAATGTGATTTCCTAAAGCCAATTTAATTTCTTTGCCTTTAATCCAGTAAGGTTTAATCTTTCTGGTATGAAACCATTTTGCACCTCTTGTTGGATCATCAATTTTGCCTTGAAGTATTGCAGATGCAATTGGCTCAAGATATTTATATTGATATTCCTCTGGCATACCTATCTTGCTTAAAAACTCATATTGCTTGTCTTGTTGCATAACGGCACAAATATTTTTAGGATATTTGGGATCAGCTTTTCTATTGATCGCAGTATAAGCTACTGCAACTTTTCCAATATCTGGCTCACCTCTTGCTTCACCGAACATGATCATTGATAAACACATAAGTTCATTTAACATCTAAACTCCTAGAATGTTAATCTTTCAGGCGGTTCATCTTCCCAGCGATGTTGATTCAAATAGGTCGCTGGATTAGGAATGAACTGCCCACCCTTCTCAAACCATTGCTTGCTTTGTTTTTGCCAAGCTAATGCTTTAAGAACATCTTGTAAATTAGGTCTTATCTTATTCCAAGATTTTCTTGCGGCTTCTTTTCCAATTTTTCTAGGAAACTCTGCCCAGAATGAATCGAAATCGGTATATATATCTATATAGTTATTAGTTATTAGTTCTTTGTTATAGTTATTAGTTGGTTGAACATCCGTTGAACGCTTGTTGGAATTAGCTCTCTTTTCGGCACTTGCACGACCAGCTTTAGATGCTAAATCTATTCTGTCGTGGTAAAACTTAATTTCGTCATCAGCTCGTCTTTGAATAAAACCAACTTCAGTTTTAATAAAGAAATCGTTAAGCACATTTTGAATAGCAATCTTCTCATCTTCTGTCCTCGCTGAAAGTAATCTAAAAATTTTGTCCACTTCAAGTGGTAGCGGTTGTTCGTTTAGGTAATATTGATCTAATAATTGATGGTAGCAACCATGTTCCAATAATGTTAAATGTCCTGTATCAGCCCTGTAGTCTGATATGTTGTGGGGATAGTAATGCATTTAGTTCCTCGTGTAGTTTTCTTATCGTTTCCGAACTATAAATCCAAATTTATGTTTCTTGCAAGTATTTTTTTATTATTTCAACACCTTCCTCGAACCCATAAGCCACTTTTGCTTCATAACCCATTGATTCTGCTAAATTTAGGAAGTCAATCTGATTTTGTTGTAATTTACCAACATCTGTTTTCATTTCCAAAAAAAGACCATGTTTTCCAGAAGCCGTAGGGATCATTAAAAATAAATCTGATACCCCAGCAGTAACACCTTCGGCTTTGAGCTTTATAGCCGTTCCTATGTGCCTTGCGCCGCCATTTGGGATGGCAAATAGGCATTTAGCCATATAAGGATATTGAAGCCTAAACCATTTTACTAGCAAAGACTGTGCCAAGTGTTCATTATTACGCATAAAAAAAGTTTTACATGAATAGAATATTGGAGTATATTCCGTTTTGCAGTATTTATAAACGGAAACGAAAGGAAAAGATATGACAAGACAAACTAAACAAGCAATTATCTTTGCAATCGCATTATGGGCTTATTTTGCCCTCTGGCTCTATGTTTTATATCCTATGTTAGACAATTGGTTAAAGGTGGTGTAATATGCCGTTAAATCAATTACATACGGATGTCAATATGGCAAACGATAATATTCCAGTTGAAAATAAAATTCATATTCAGGCATTACATCAGCCTGATCCTGATTTTTTTGATGATTCAGATGAAATCAAGAATATTCTTGAGCTTATCGAATACTATCTAACTTTCCAAATTAAAAACTTTGGTGAGTTGTATTCTGATTTTCAAGGTGATTGTGTTTTATTAAATAAAATTCACATGATCATGTTTGATGCAGAAGATAACAAAGAAGGTCGTATTAGAGATGAAGTTAATAAAGTTATCTCTGAAATGGCTTATCATGTTTACACCAAGCATGAAACAAGTAGATGGGCTAAAGCCATTTATGATGCTACAATAGAAAATATTATTTAACTCTACAGGAAACTACAAGACATGATAACTTCAGAATCAATCAAACAAATCTCGCCAGCACTTTTACAAGCTCAAAAAGACATTACATTTGCGGCTAAAGAATCTACCAATCCACATTTTCGGAGCAAATATGCATCATTATCATCAGTTATTGATGCTATTAAACCAGCTCTTAATAATGCTGGAATTGTATTTTTACAGTTTGTTAGCCCTAGTGATGATGGAAGATTAAATCTCACAACTCGCCTTATTCATACTTCTGGTGAATTTATAGAAGATACTGCAACTTGCCCATTAGCTAAACAAGATGCACAAGGATTTGGTTCAGCTTTAACTTATTTACGCCGCTATACATTAGCTACAATCATTGGTCTTTATCAAGATGATGACGATGGTCAAACCGCATCTTTAAAAGCTGATGATTTTATTAAACGCATATCAACATCTAAATCTTTAGCAGAATTAGAAAAGAATTACCTAGCAGTTCTTAATGAAGTTAAGAATGACAAATTATTAACTCAAATGGTTATTAAAGAAAAAGACAAGATGAAGGAAAAGCTCAATGTTACTAAATAACTTCTACGGCATAGACTTTAAAGTAAGTCCTTATGAACTTATGGATTTAACAATTAGAGCTATGAAAGTAAAACAAATAAAACAAGAGTTTAAAAAAAGGAAACTAGGATATGTCAAACTTAAACACAGAAGTAAATAATATCGAGCAAGGTTCGGATGCTTGGTTTTTATTAAAATTAGGAAAAGTGTCTGGTAGTCGTTTTTCAGATTTGCTTACCGAAGGTCGATCCGGTAATGAATCATTAACTCGTAAAAAATATAAGAATGAACTCATACGAGAGCGTTTAACAGGCAAACGCATCCAATCCTATAAAACACCATTAATGGCTCGTGGAATTGAGTTAGAACCGCTTGCAAGGGCTTTCTATGAGCATAAATATCAAGTAATGGTAGAACAAATAGCTTTTGTAGATCATCCCACAATTCCTATGGCTGGTTGTAGTCCAGATGGTCTTGTTGGAACTGATGGTTTACTTGAAATTAAATGTCCAAGCCCAGAAAATCATTTAGGGCATCTTCTCGAAAATGGTAAAGATTTAATTAAAACTTATTACGATCAAGTCCAATGGCAGTTGGTATGCACTCAACGCCAATGGTGTGATCTAGTGTCATTTGATCCTGAAATGCCGGATCATTTAAAGATGTTTGCAACACGAATCTTGGTTGATCAAGATTGGAAACAAAAAGCTGAAAGTGCGGTGATCGCATTTAATAGCGAAATTGATATGATATTAACTCAACTAAAGGAACTAACAAATGGCAATAACACATGATTTAATCGCTAAATCTGGCGAGTATCAAAAAGATGGTGAAACAAAAGCAAGATGGACAAAAGTTGGTGTAGCTATGACTAATAAGTCTGGCGGAACTGCTTTGTTAATTGAACAACTCCCAGTTAATTTTGATGGTTGGATTCAAATGCGTGATCCATTACCACCTAAAAATGGAGCTGGAACAGATCATAGCTCTGGTGCTGGTGATTCAATCCCATTTTAATGATTTTACTGATGTTAATATGTTTACAAAATGACAAAATACATACATATACATAATGTTATGTATATATTTTAAGGAGATATAACTATGTGGACTACACCATCAGCAACTGAAATGAGATTTGGTTTTGAAGTAACTATGTATATAATGAACAAGTAAACCAGTTTGTCAAACTACCATCAAAGGATATAGTAAGTTGGGATTTTTGTAGTTTTCACACCAACATGAAATAACTATCAAATTTGGACTTGTTTATGTAGGATAAAGGGGAGCTTAATTGCTCCCTTTTTTTGTGTAATATATATCACTTTTTTTGATTTAATTATTAAAGTTTCATGCAAATTGTTTTCATTCTTTATATATAAATCAATGACTTGAGTGAAAACGGATGTAAAATATACTTTACATTATTTAATATAATGCTCACCAGTCGATCCATTCTGACCAATGATGTCAATTCTATCTTCATTCCAACTATTAGATTCATCATCCGAATCATAATATCTATCTTCATATAATTTATTATTTTTATTGCCCCAGATTCGTTCATAATTCTCATCATAAAGTTTCTTTTGTTTGAGCTTGTTAGTCGAACCCTTACCAGCTTCATTATATTTACTTGCCATAATTTTCCTTTACCCATTCAGCAAATTTAATTAATTCATCTTTGTTAGCGGTGCATTTCATATTATTAGCTTTAAAAGACATAATTTGAATATTACCCTTAATGTAGCCTTTTGTATTATCTATTCGATCAAGACTAGGGCTTAAATCTCTATTTCCATCTATGGTAGTTTTTAAAGGAATACCCAGAACTGGGCATATTTCAGGAATGACTATATCTGACAACTCTATATTAAATTCAATGCCTTTTGCTTTTGCTCTATGCTTTGCCAATTGAAAAATATCTTTTTCTCGATTGTTAGCTTTCCAATCTCTTAAATAATCATTTCTTTTCTTTTTATCTTTTACTGGCATTTTAAAATTATTTTTTGTTTTTAAACCAGTCGTAAATTTTTAAAAGATAATATATAACTGAAAACAAGGCGGCAATGGATGGAAGTATTTTTGCCAGAGTGCCGATAACTGTAGCGAATGAAGCCCAGTCCAGCATATGTTTTGTATGCTCATTAAATTCGTTTATTGCTTTTAACATCTTTGAACTTTCTACTAATTAATAATATTAGGCGCAATGCCAATATAAAAAGGATTATCAGAGTATATATACAACATAGAACCATCAGATAGTAAAATAGCCAAATTACTGTCGCTATCATCAGGATCGGTTGAAACGCTTTTGATTGTTTTATTTTGTAGAAAAGAGAATATTTCTTCATGGGTTATAGCCATTTTATTACTTCATCAGGAGTAACAAATTTAGTTGCATCATATTCAACATAATCCCACCATAAAAATTGGTTTTCCGCTAAATTTTTTCTGTCTTTTAGCAAATTAATATTTTCTGGATGTCCAAATATTAATGGATCGGAAACTGACCATAATACAATGCCTTGTTTTTTTTGATCCCATGCAAGATGCTGGAAAAAGCTATCGCATCCAATCCAGATTCTACATTCAGATATTAATTTTTTCAACTCACTTAATGATAAATTTTTTCTAAAGTCTGGAACTAATGCGTTCTCACCATTAATACCTACTTGAACAATATCTTCTTTAATCAATGGTATAAGATTATTCCAGTATCCATAATTCTTTGGATTTACTTTTCCATTATGTAATTTTTGTGCAAATGGCGAAATTATTATCATATATATAACTTTATATAAGCATTTTCTAGGCTATCAGTCCACTTCCAATCGCACATTTTTTTATAAATATTGTATTGACTTATATCGCCAAACAATGATTTAGCTTCTGAAATTGATCTGCCGGGAACAATATCTGGAAAGCAAGTAAAGACTTCTGCATTTGTAATGTCTGGGATTACATGACTAAATACAATATGATCGCCCATGCCACCTTCAAGAACCACAATTTTTTTATCTTTATAATTCAATATGTTTCTAAATATCATCTCATCATGTTCATAAAGTTGTGTATTTGATTCGGCTCTTATTCCACCATCAGGATTTTTAAGATGCCAAATTGTTGCATTAGGCACAACTAAAAGTTTATAGCCTTTTCTAAATAACCCATAAGTAAATAAAGTTTCTTCTCTATGTGCAACTCTGGATAGTCCTAAATTGTAATCATGAATACCAGCTCTATATAAAAAAGAACAATGTAAATGCTCAACTTCTTTAACATCTTTAATCGTAGTCCATTGAATGTTTGGCTCTTTATCAATATCTTCTATTTTGCCAGTTGATAACATAGTCATTGGGTTATGTGGCGGCGTTAATATTTCACCACCAACTGCACCTACATTATCATTCATATATGACAATAGTGTTTCTAAAACATTAGGTTCTGGAATCGCATCATCATCTACACGCCATACAAAATCATAGCCCATCATATTAGCTATTTGATGGTTATGGTGCTGACCTTTTTTAGCCGCAAATTGCCATTCCCATTTAATGCCTTTTATATCTAATCTTTGGAAATAGTATTTATAGAATAAGACTTCTCGCATATCTTCTGTTTGATCATTGTCATCAAAGATAATAAGTTTGTCTGGTTTTTTGGTTTGATTTATGATTGCTTCTAGGACTACTGGCAAAGTCGTATGATAACGACCACGAGTTGATATTGAACATAAAATGCTACTCATTATCCCACCTCATAATCATAAGGTTAAATCTATTACCTTCATTAATTGAAGCTGGAGTTTTTGATATAAAACCACCTTCATCAATGTATTCAAATTTAAAGCCGGGAAAGTTTATTTCGGATAAGCCATGAAGTTTATGATGTTCACCCCAAAAGCCTTTGGGTTCATTATATGGAGTTGTGAGAAGTAATCGTTTGCAATGTTGTTTTAATTTTTGAGCTATTTCAAGACCATTATCTATATGTTCAATAAACTCAAAAGCAATAATAGTGTCGTATTGATCTAAAGGATAAGTATTTATATCAGATTGAACAAAAGATGCGTTTAAACCCCATTCTTGTTCGTTTGCGACATCAATTATTATAGGATCGTAGTCCAATCCTAAATATTCAATATCATTTGGTAAGAATTGAACGCCATAACCATTGGAACATCCAATTTCAAGAATTTTTTTACCTAATAGATTTCGATTAGCCCAAAGATAACGAGAAGTTTCTCTAGGAAAGACTGGATCGCCTTTTAGAAAAACTGCTCGCTCATAATTATTAGTAAGTAAATATCTATAATGGTTTGGATCATGCTCTTTAGCATAAGCCAACTCTAATCTTTTCTTATCCATTCTTATCCTTTATTAATGTGGATATACTGCCGTTACTGATTGTCCAGCCGATAATGCAACTGCAAATACAATTGAAGTTCCTGATGTAACTGTAACATCAGTTCCATTTAACATTCTTACACCTTGTAAAAATACTTCTATATTACCAGAAGTATAACTTAAAGATGTTGAAAATGTTGTTTGAGAAGCAGTTGAAGTAAATGAATCATAAGTCATTACTTTAGCCGCAGTTCCACTATAACCAGAGTATCCAGAATAGCCTGAAATTCCTGATCCTGAATAGCCTGAATATCCACTTATACCAGAGCCGGAATAACCAGAATAACCAGATATACCTGATGCACCATTTGTGCCATTCGTGCCTGAAATTCCTGAATAGCCACTATAGCCGGATGTTCCTACTGCACCAGAGTAACCACTATATCCGCTAATTCCTGAACCAGAGTAACCTGAATAACCACTAATACCACTTCCACTATATCCAGAATAACCTGATGTTCCTACTGCGCCAGAATATCCGCTATAGCCAGATATGCCAGATGCACCTACCGCACCAGAATAACCAGAATATCCTGACACGCCTGATCCGCTATATCCAGAATAACCGCTAATGCCAGAGCCACTATAACCTGATATGCCAGAATAGCCTGATATACCTGAATAACCAGAATATCCACTATATCCTGATTGACCATACATGACTTGAGAAGCAGTAACAATAACACCAGGAGTTACAGGAACAGTTGGTCCTGTTTGTGCTGAAGTTGTAGCAATTGATATTGTTGTTGAAGATACTGCATAAACTAATTGTAAATAATCACCAGCCGCAACTGTTAATACATAATTTATTGCGGCAATTAAAGCTCCAGCACCACCATGTGAAGTTCCCGGCACATTATATATTGAATTACTATCAGCAACATCTGATCCATTTTTTCTTAACCATACATCAACATTATCGCCATTAGCATCACTATTAGCAAATTGAATTGAATATTGAATATTATATGTTCCAGCATAAGCAAAAGTAATTCTATTGCCTGAAGTGATTGATACGCCATTATCTTCAAATGTTGATCCAATATTGACTACATAAGCAACTGTTGTGCTTGATGCAGTTTGATTAGTTGTGTCATAAAATGAACCATAATAACCTAAAGCTCCACCAGCTCCAGTAGCTCCAGTTGCACCAGAATATCCTGAATAACCTGATGTGCCTTGTGCGCCACTATAACCGCTATAACCAGATGTGCCAGAACCGGAGTAACCAGAATAGCCTGAAATACCAGAACCAGAGTAACCAGAATAACCACTAATACCAGAACCAGAAAATCCGCTATAACCACTAATTCCACTAAAGCCACTATAACCAGATATACCTGAACCGGAATAACCAGAGTATCCACTTATGCCTGAACCTGAAAAGCCAGAGTAACCAGAATAGCCAGAAACTCCGCTACCAGAAAATCCACTATATCCGCTTATACCGCTATAACCTGATGCACCATTGATTCCTGAATAACCACTATAACCTGATATGCCACTACCAGAAAATCCAGAGTAACCTGAATATCCGCTTATGCCACTTCCTGAATAGCCACTATATCCTGATATTCCGCTTGCACCATTTGTGCCGTTTGTGCCACTATAACCAGAATAGCCACTAATGCCTGATGCGCCAACTTGTCCACTATAACCACTCCATCCTGAAAATCCACTAATACCAGATGCGCCTATTGCGCCTGAATATCCGCTATAACCACTTATACCTGAATCACCAGAAAATCCACTAATGCCTGAATATCCACTATATCCAGATATTCCAGAAAAACCACTAATTCCACTAAAGCCTGATTGACCATCAATACCACTATAACCAGATATGCCACTAAATCCACTAAATCCAGATATGCCTGAATACCCGCTAAAACCTGATAAACCACTTGCACCTGATGGTCCTACAATTTGACCTACATTAACCCAAGATGAACCTTCCCATACATAAAGATCACCATTAGATGAAACTATGTATGCATCATTTTGACTTCCTGTTGATGGTAAATCTGCTGGAGTTGCAACTGTGCCAATAATATTAATTGATGTGCCTTGCTGACCACTAAAGCCAGAAAAACCAGAATAGCCAGATATTCCGCTATCACCGCTATATCCGCTATATCCGCTAATGCCTGACCAACCAGATATTCCTGAATCACCAGAAAATCCTGAAATTCCTGAAAAACCAGAGTAACCAGATTCACCAGAAAATCCTGACCAACCTGAAATACCACTATATCCTGAAAATCCTGATATACCAGACCAACCACTTATGCCACTATCACCACTAAATCCTGAAATACCGCTAAATCCTGAAATACCGCTAAAGCCAGATGTGCCGCTATCACCAGAATAACCTGAAATTCCAGAAAAGCCACTATAACCAGATACACCTGAACCACTATATCCTGAATAGCCACTTATTCCTGAAAATCCGCTATATCCGCTAATTCCTGAATATCCAGATATGCCGCTAAAACCTGATATGCCGCTAAAGCCAGATGTGCCTTGTGCGCCAGAATATCCGCTTATGCCAGAATAGCCAGAATAGCCACTTACACCAGAACCGCTATATCCAGAGTATCCGCTAACGCCACTTCCGGAGTAGCCAGAATATCCAGAATAGCCTGATTGACCGCTATAACCAGAAAAGCCAAAACCTGAATAACCACTATAGCCTGAATAGCCAGAAAATCCTGATGGACCATATAAGCCACGATCAAGAGTTACATCTAAAGTTTGATTTGGGATAACTTCAACATTAATATTATTGCCTTGAATAACATCAACTGAAGTTTGATTGACAGTTACGGCTATGTCTGTCGTAGCACCTTGTGTAATCGACAATGTAGCCATGATTAATTTACCACGCCATCAGAACGAACCAAGAATAGTAAAAAGATAATTGAATCTTGAGCTGGTGTTGATCCTGTTGCTGGGAAACTAATTTTAATTCGACCAGAGAATCCTACGCAGTCTTGAGCATTAATATCAAGTTCTGGATCGCTTGAAATAACATCCCAAGCTGATTCATCAATGACTAATGTAAATGTGCCAGCCGCATTATTTCGGTTTGTAATTGAAAGTGAAACTGGACTAGGTTGTGGATCAGAATAGTCTGCAATATCAAATGTAAGACCATAACGAGTATCTTGAATGTTAGTTACTGCTCGTCTTACAATTTGTGCATCTATGGTTACGCCAGTTAAATCAACTGGAGCGCCAGCAGATGCAAATGCTAAATTCCAAAAAGTTTTTTGATTATAAACAAGTTCACCAGCAATGATTTCATTATCAAAACCAGACACTTGTTGAAGTGTGTTTTTATTGAAGATAGCCATAATTTTTCCTTACAAGGTTAATGACGCAAGCATCTCTCTGACGCAATGCGAATGGTCTTATCTTATAGATGAATTATTTTACCATATTATTTAAAATATGGACCTACTAACCATGTTACTACTGTAAATCTTTTGCCCTTTGTTACTGGTTCTACACCATGCACCATAAATGATGGAAATACAATAATATCGCCTTTTTCTTGTGGCGGATATATCTTTTCATGGCTATTCATAATATAAAACTTACCACCTTCAAAGTCATCATTAAGAATAGCTAAACAAGTTAATTTTCTTGTTTCATTGCTTAATTGATGAAATGTATCCACATGGGCTTCATATTTACCATTGACATCATACATTAAAAATTCAGTTTGATTTGAATGAGTAATATTGTATTGCCAAAATTGATGATTAAGATTTAATCCGCATGAAGTAAGTGTTGCACCTATACCTTGATTTTGTGGAAGTATTACTCTTAACACATTCCTAATATCAAGATTTATATTCTTTTTTAAATCTCGACCTTCACCAATAAAAGGTTGTTCTTTTTCAGTTTCATCTTTGGAATATTCTTTAATTAAGTTATCGCAAAAATTATTTGAAACACCTTTTTTAATTACATAAGCTACATCAAATTGTTGATTAGTTTGTTCAGTTTTATTAATACCTAATGATTCTCGCTTATCATACTTCCATTCTTTATGCGGTCCATTAGCATCCACATAATGCAAGAATACTTGAGCTTGCCATTGTCCTTCAAAATAAGGTTTGCGCCAATGCCATTTATCCATTCCTCGATACATGACTGCATCGCCAATAGCCATATCAATTTTATTTACATTGACTGTTTTGGCTTCATCATCACCCATGTAAATAGACCATACATTACCTTCAAAACCTAAAGTAATTGTGGCTGATATTTCGCAAGCTGGTCTATCTCTATGATTTTTTAATTCCTCACCTTGTTGATTATAAAGGCGAGCATAAGAATAAGTAGGATAAAGTTTTAAGCCTGATGCTTGTTCAAAATAAGGTAAACAATGTTCCAATAATCTATCAAAAGCTTCAGCACCATGCACTGCTTGAGATTTAGGACATTGTTCATCATTAACTGTTTTTTGTTCTTTAACTAATCTATTTAATTCATCAGTTAATTCTTTACAAGTATGTTCAGGCAAAAATGATTTTAAGTGAACATAGCCTTTATTTTGAAACTCTTGTATTGTATTCATATCTTATCCTTATGTTAATTCTGCTGGTGAATCTGTAACCTCAATTGGAAATGGTTTAATTAATTGATCGCTTGGATCATACCAAAATTGATCTGCTACTACATCATCTGCACATGATGTCCAGAATAATGGTGCACCCACTTCAAATGTTTGACCATCTGGTTCTACTTGAGCCACACGATAACCTGATTCTCTAGGCTCGTTAGGGCTAATTAATGCTTGTTTTGACATTTATGTCTCCTTCTATTAAATTAATATTCTACGATTACAACGCCTGCAAAGCCTGCAGCTCCAGTACCACCAGTAGGCGTGCCTCCACCGCCTCCACCATAAGCACCACCTGTTGATGAAGTAGCTCCACCACCACCAAAAATTGATCCCCCACCAATCCCACCATTACCTGGTGTTCCTGGTGATCCTGGTGTTCCTGTGCCACCTAATGCTCCAGCATTGCCTTTTATTTGTAGAGTTCCAGCACTACCTGCTCCTCCAGAGCCATTAGACCCTCCAGTTGCTGAAGCTAAAGCTGCAAAAGATGAAGTACCACCTGTACCACTACTAGTGGGACCTGCTGCTCCCACAGTCACTGCAAAAGGAGAAGAAGCCGCTACAGGACCCACATAAATTGCTGCACCGCCACCGCCACCTCCAGTTCCTCCTTGACCTACGGTACTTATGCCAGGACTAGATCCTGACGAACCGCCACCACCACCACCCACAACTGTGACTTTAATTTTAGTAGTGCTAGATGGAGTTGTAAATGTGCCTGGTGAAGTAAATACCTGCATATTACTAAAGCCACCAGCCGCCGCATTAACTGTTACTGCACCAGTTGATCCTGATATAGTTACATTAGAACCAGCTACAATTGAAGTAACACCAGCATTGGTTAAAGTAGTTGTGCCACCTAAAGCTACTGATCCGCCACCAGATAATCCTGTTCCAGCCGAAACTGTAACCGAATTATTTTGAAGTCCAGTATTAGCAACTTGCCCTGATGAATTAACATTATTAGCTAATTGACTTAAATTAAAGGCATTTGACATCTTTTCCCCTTATGCCGCTCCATACCGAGCGAATGTTTGTTGTTGTAAAATTGTTGTGTTATTAGTTGGATAATTGGTTAGATTATAGTTACTAGTTGTTGAAGTATAATCTGTGCCATTTACCAATAAAGCACCATTCATAAATAAATTAAATGCGTTGGCAATTGATGTAAATGTATAACTCAATTGTCCTGTAACTGTATATGCTACCACATTTGTATAGTTTCCTGTAGGTGTAGTTACATTATTTCCAGTAAATTGAATAATATCTAAAGTTCCATTCATAAGATCAGGCGTTGAATAATAAGTATTGCCAGCTAAATTATAATCATAAGCGTTCATAGCTGAACCATTAATAAATGGTAATTCATATCCAGAATCAAAGTTCCATAAAGTAGGCGTATAGGATGATGCGTTAGTTACTGTTTGACTATATCGAGTAAATACTGGATAGCTTGATGATGCGGCTCTATAAGTATAAATTGGCGCACCAGCAGAAACACCAGTTACCGCAGAACTAAATGTTATTTGAGCAGTTGTATAATTAATGTTTGTAACTGTATAAAGGGTTGGGCTTCCTGTATTGGCAAATGCTAATTGATCGCCAATATTAATAGCGTTATAAGGCATTGAAGCAGTATTCCAAGTAACTACATTAGAAGCAATTGATCCTACAGTAATATGAGTATTATCATAAAATATTGCGCTTGATATAGCTCTCATTGAAATAATAGTAATATTAGTTCCTACCGGAACACCAACTGCTAAAGTAACTGTTCCAGTTGATCCATTTGTATCGGTGTAATCTGAAGTTTCCAATAAAATACCATTTTGGAATACTAAACATTGACCTTTAATATAAGTTGCATCTCTTGTAACTGAAAAGACTGTTTGACTTGCAGTTGCAGTAAATTGAGCAATAGTCATAAAGAACTCATCAATTTGAGTAAAGCCTACCACTCGACCATAAACATCAATAGTTAAAGATGCTACTGTTGAAGCAGTAAATGTTGATGGACCACCAAAATCTAGGAATTGTTGAAGTGCCGCAACTACTTGACCATCTTGAGTATTAATAACAGATACTTCACCAGCTCCAGTTGATGTTGTGCCTGTAGCAATGGTTTGTCCTGTTTTTTGATCCAAGTCAATAATATTTACGCCATCAGGTAATGCAGACCATAAAGTAAAATCATAAAGACTTGATGTTGTAGGCACAAATTGAGCAGTTCCAGCCGCATAACCAGCAGAATCAGTAGTAAAGCTAAATAATCTTCCTGTGCGATTAATATAAGCTACATATTTAAGTGGTAATCCGCCTGTTCCAGTTCCAAAAGTAGGATTAGCTAAATACCAAGTGTAATCAGATGGCGTTGTGCTAGGAACATTTGTTGCTTGATTAGCAAGTCCATAATAAAGTCTGCCTACTGGATGTAAGCTAAAATTAGTTCCAGATGTATCATCAGCATAGGCTATAGATAAATATTTTTGAGTATATTGAAATGTAGTTGGTCGCCAATTAAATATAGTTGAAGCTGGGCTATATGCACTCTTGGCAAGACTATTTACCATTCTACTAAAGAAATACCAATTACCAGAAGGAATACCAGTTAATGTAACTGTAGGAATTGCCGCTCCAGCAGTAAATGGATTTCCAGCCGGTTGAATAGAAGTTGTGCCAGCAAATATATATTGGCTTGCAGTAGGCGTTGGATAAGCTGAATACCATATTTCAGCATATTGAACAATGCCTGTTGTTGGTGTTGTAACGCTTACACCAAATGAAGGATTAACCGCAGTTGGTTGAGATGAAACAATTGTTGGTGCTGATAATGCACTAAATGAAGATGGATTACCAAGACCAGAATTTGGAGCTGGTGTAAATTGAGTAATGCTTACATCATTATAAACTGCTGGATTATATTCCATTAAACTTAAAGTTGCAGTTACTTCACCATCAGCACCAAATTTTTCAACAACTTTAGATACTCTAAATAATTTAGCCGCCCATCCATAATTGGCATTAGTTACAGTAACTATATCGCCAGCTTCTAATTGAATACCTACAAAATTAACATCAACTTGAACTTGTAAATCTTCTCGACATGATTTTAAGAATCGATTAGCAAGATATTGAACAGTTACATTATTGTTAGTAAAGTAAAGATTAATAGTTTGTTGATTAACTGGTTCGTTTGGAAATAATAAGCTAGGATCAATAGTAGCTAAATTAAATGTAACTGAAGCAAATGAATTTTGATTTGATCCATCTGGATATTGGCATTGAGCTACATTAAATGTATTAGTTAAATCAATTGGTGTAACGCTAATAGATGAAATAATATTGCTATTATTAATATCCATAGCAACTGAATAACTTGGTGTTTGAACAATAACACCCCAAAGACCTAATATTTCATTGTATCTAACTAAACAATCACAACAAGCCGCCATGTTTTGAAGGTTATCTAATATTTTAATTGAAGGATCAAGAACTCCATTAAATACAAATCTTGGTTGTGTATAAGTATAGGTATCAAATCCAGTAAAACTAAAACTTTGATTTGAGTAAGCATTAAGAGCAATTAAAGAATTGGTATCAACTTGAGATACAGGCAATGCCGCACCATATCTTTTGCTTGTAAAAAAGTCTAGGAAACAATCTCCCGGTGATGATCTTGAATTAGTAAGTTGAAATCTAGTTTGTGCTAACCCAACTAAATTTAAACTTGAATTATATTTAAGATGAACAATAGCAAATGCACAATTACTCATTTGTTTGCCAGCATCCCATTTATAAACAAGTCCAGATGCTTGCATCACAGATATAGCACTTTGAGTTGTATTTACAGGATTATTTGAACCATTTTTGTAAAGATAAATGTCCATATAACCAGTAACATCTTGAACATTACCAGTTGATTCATCTAATAATCCAGTTACATTAGAAGCATTAGTATTAGATGGGAAATAATATTCATATACAGTATTACCAGCAGATACACCGACTAAACTTGCAGTAAAAGCAATTAAATAATTTGTCGCATCAATTTGATTGACTAAAGAAACAGTATATCGAGTAGAAGATGTTGTTGGTCCAAATTGTAATATATCGCCAATTTGTAAAGATGTAGCAATTGAACTTGACATTGTTATTTCATTTGGTGTGGATGATGACCATGAAGTAACAGTTCCAACAGAAGAAATTGTTGGAGTTGCAGTTCCACCAAATATAACTTTTCTACCGCCCCAATAAATATTACCAAAAGTTATGGTATCTGGCGTTCCACCGGTTTCGGTATTGGTTACTTCAGATAAAGCTAATACCCAATAAATATCTTGATTGTCTGATGTAATAGATAAATCAGTAATAATGCCACCTACATACGCTTCACCATAAACAACTGGTAAAAGATTGTTACCGGCTGGCGGAACTTGTTGTGGATTGCCGGGATTAGGAAGGTTAGGAAGTCCGGGTTGTTTAGGCGCAAAAATAGAAGATATGATTGATGATGCAACCATACTTATTGCAAATGCAACAATATTGGCGGCAAGTTCACCAATAATAGGAGCTAATACAGGAACAATTACAAATGACATTATTTAATTTCCCACTTATTTTCCAAATGTTTTAATCCTAATTTAGATAAATTTACATCCACAAAAGATGCTATAACTGCTTGATTTATTTCACCTTTATTAAGCATATCTTTACTAACTTTAATATATTCTTTAATTAATCTTGCTATAACTATATTTGTTTTACCATGAAGCATAACTTCTTGTAATTGAATAATATTGTTATTCCAAAAATATTTAGATTTAACTGCAACTAATATTCCTGTTTGTTCCTCATCAATTAATACAAAACCCAATCCAGCATAAATCATAGTCAATATAGATTCGCAATGTGTTTTTGACCATGTTAAAGGATTGCTGGCTAATGGCGTATCTATTTTACTAGCAAATTCTTTTATTAAATCTATTATCTTTTCATTGTCGTATTTATTAGCAAATCGAATCATTGTTTATTATTTTGTGTAGTTGATCCAAATGCGTAATTAATAGTTTGAATAAATGCAACTCTATTCATAGAGCTATCGCCCGGATTCCAATATTCCCATGAATTGTCATTAGTATATCGACCAGATAAACGATTGGCTAAAATGGTTTGTGTATTAGCCGCAATAGCAGTTATTGTTCCAATATATGATCTTGTTAATTCACTCCATTGTTCACCAATTTGATAATTGCTTATATATCCAGTAAAAAATTTATAAAGACCACCAGCTCCACCAGAAGTAATTAAAGTTCCATCAGCATTAAAAAATCCATGCCACATTTCAATCATAGAACCTTTACCTTGTTGAGATAATACCCATCCTAATAATGCAGTATCTAATCCCACTAAAGTAATAGATGTTTGATTAGCAGTTGATTTAATATCTCTTTGAGCATCGCCAATAGATACTAATGTGCCTAATGCATCAAATGGTTGAGAATCTACTGCTGGAACTGTAATAACATAGGGAGTTGTTGCAAAACGATAAGTAGCAGAAGGTGTGGTTACCCTCACAAAATCTGCCATTCTTATAATATTAGTGTTTTCGACTGGTGTTATATTGTTCATAATACTGATTCAAAAGCCTTAAATGTAGAACTCCATGCAATGAAAGAATCATTTGTCATTGGAACTAATGTATAAGTTGGATATTGTTGTAAGATAATTGGAAAAGTAACTCCGGTATAAGTTGATCCACCCATTGATACAGTTGTTCCATATTGACCTATAACTGCATTTTCTGGACTTACTAAAGGATTGATTAAATTACGATGAACTGGGATAGTTACAGTTGATCCAGAACCTCTTAATACATCTGCCGTTGCAATATAAGCATAACGATCCACTTGACAAAAATCGCCTGTGCGAACCACATAAGATAAAGGATTAATTCCAGAATCAAAGTTACCTAATACAAGATTTTTATTAGCAGAAGATGTTTGCCATTGAGCATCACTAATTTGAGTTGGTGTAAGATCACCTTGATAAGCAATATAATTAAGCCAGCCAGTTGTGCCAAAATTAAGATATTGTTCAGTAGAACGATCCGCAACTCGTAATGCTGATAACAATGATCTATTTTGAGAATATAAAAGCCAATTCATTGGTTTCATATCAAATGCAAATGGTTGAACTGTAAGAATTTCAGATGTAGATATTCTTTGATTTCGAGAAACAACTTGTCCAACAAACTTTTGATCGTTAATCGTTACTTGTTCTGATATAGCTAATATTTGATTAAGATTTGCCATTTATTATCTCGATTGTGGTAATGATTGTTGAGCAGATTGATTTGCCGCCCAAACCGCAGTCTTATTTTTAGCCAAGAATTGAACAGAAGTTTGTGTATCTATAGCACTCATATTGGCAATATATGGACCATTATAAACGATTTGTGGCTGACTTCCCATAGATGAACTTAAAGAGTTATTTGGAATAATTGCACCTGATTGACCGGGAATCATAAGCTCTGGACCATTCTCACCAACAAGATAAGGCGATCCAGCAGATATAGGACCACCATCAGCTTTAGGCATAAATTGAGCTAAATTAGTAATGCCACCAGAAAATCCGCCAGAGCTTGAACTACCAAATCCTAAAGAATTTCCTAACATATTAAATAAACCAGATAATTGAGCTTGTAATTGAATTTTAATAAGACCTTCAATAATAGAACCCACTAAATCTTTAAAATGTAATTTTCCTGTTTTAACAAAATTATCTAAAGCACTATTCATATTACTCATTAAAGTATCAAATGCTTCCTTACCCAAAGCCGCCGCATTTTGAGATTGTTCAATAAAATCGTTATAAGCCTTATTCCATCCAGCACTAAATGTTTGTTGTGCGGCTAATGTTTGTTTTTGTTGATCAATTAAATCAAAGTTTTTATTTAATAATTCAGTATATTGTTCTTGACTAATTAATCCTTTTTGAAGCTCTGTATTTAATTTTGCTTGAGCATCAAATTGTTCCAATAAATATTTTTGTTGTAAACTTCCTTGATCTGCTATTTGTGCTTCTTTTTGCAATCTAGCAATATCAAAATCAATAATTTTTGATTGATCTTTAGCATATTGATCTTGATGAGCTTTATCCAAATCCATTGCTACTTGCAATGCTTTTATTTTTTCATCAGCAGATGCTTTAGCATACTTTCCGCCTTCTTGTTCTTGAGCGGCTAATTTTTGAGCTTCAGACCTAACTAAACCTATATCTTTAATTTGCTCTTGCCAAGCTAATACTTGCTTTTGTAATTCTTCAGTTGATTTTTGTTGTTGTTCGCTTAATGGTAAATTGCCACCGGGATTTTGTGCGCTAGTTACTTTTTTAGCAAGATCAGCTTCTTCTTTTAAATGCTCTTTATATTTAACTTCCCATTTATCTCGTTCTTCATAAACTTTATTAAAGTCTTTAAGACTGCCACTTAATAATGCTTTAGTTGCATCAATACCATCTGAAATGATAAATACAAGTTCAGCCATAGCGTGAAGTGCTTTTTCAATCGCTGGACCAAAATCTGTAATAAATACAGTTTTAAGATCAGTCCAAGATTGAGATAAAGCATCAACACCAACTTTAACTTTTAAAAATGCTTCATCTGAACCAGTAAATTTGTCTTTAAATTCTTCATAATCTTTAGCAACGCCTTTAATATCAATGCCACGAACTGCTCTAGCAAAGAATTGCATAGCTTCACCATTGCGTTTTAAAGCTGGTTCTGTATTTTGTAATCCTTTAAGAACTTGCTCAAGTATTTTTGGAGTATCCATTTCAGCAAGCATCTTGTCTGAAACGCCAATATCATTAAATAATTTTCTTAATTTATCATTGCCTTGATAAGCCTGTTCAACAGTTTTACTAAAAGCAGACATAGCTTTGCCGGCTGATTCTGATGATCCGCCATTAAGCATAAATGCTTCATTAAGAGCTAATACTGTGTGAACTGCAACATCATTGGTTTTGGCAACTTGCGCCATTTGATCTGCAAATTCAATTGCACTTTTGGAAAATTCAAAAAATGCCGCTCCAAGACCAGCAATAGCGGCTTCTGTAATTAATGCGGATGCATTAAACCCTTTAAGACCTTCTTGAGCTTTACCTAAATTAGAATTAAATTCACCAGCATCTAATCCTAATAAAACCGATAATCTTGAAATAATTGCCATGATTTACCTTTTAAACTTGTCCATACTAAAGTTAGGTGATTGGCTCATAAAGACTAACAAGGCATCGCTTGGATCAACTTCTGGTTCACGATATATATAAGGATATATAGTATCTATAATGGATTTTAAACTATAAGGCGGTGCATTGTTTGACCGCATATAATTAAATACCCCAGCAGTAAGACTTCCTAGTGTTCTTATTACTCCGTTATTACCTATAACACCATCAGCATACATAACGATTATCTCGTTCATTGTAGCTTCATCTATTGCGCTTATGTCTTGTGGTGTATGCCCATTAAAAATCATTGCGGAGCGAACTTGCGTTCTTAATGAGCCGGTTACTTTGACTTAATATCTTTATAATCAGGCGAAATAACTTCGTTAATCTTGTCAATTAAAGTAAGTTGAATAGCTAATGGAAATTCAGATTCAACATCTGCATAAGTAAGATCATCTAAACTGCCTGTTTCTGGCACTAACATTTGAATATATCTTACAATTCTATATTGCATAATGTTTTTATTTTTAGCGGCTTCTCGCATTGATCTGCCTTCAACGATTGTATCGTTATCTGTTTTTTCAACTTTATCTTCTGGATCAATAACTAAATTAGCAATAAGCTCTTGATAAATTTGTTCCGTAACCGCTTCATCAGGATTTTTAAAATAATTATAAATTTCTTCAATTTCACCAACACTAGGAACTCTAACTTTAAATGTATGATTTCCTAATTCAAATGATCTAGTTAAAATAGATAATTTATTTTGTTCGTATTTGCTACCTAAAGCACTTGCTAATTTACTCATATTTTTTCCTTATAATATTATAGATTTTTTGCTTTATAACTTTCTATTCTTTGAGCTAATATTCTGCCCAATGATTCTGAAACTTGTTGAGCTTGGCTTTCCAATGAAACTCTCATAAATGGATGTGGACTAACTGTAGCCGTTCCAAATTCCATTGCAATAGCTCTGGCATCATAGAATATGCCTTGTGATTCGTAAAACTCTTTTGTAGCCATTTTTCTTTGGTGCTTATCTGAAATGTTTTTAACAAATTCAGATGCTTTTGTTTTTAAATTTTTTGGTATTGATTTAGTTTGAACCAATGCAATAACCGCATCTTTTGGGCTAACATATTTTGATCTTTTATCTTTTCCGTCTGGTCGTCTTGCAGTTATGCCTAAAGAATTTTCAAGCATACCAGTATCAATAGGCACTAATGATTTTGCCATTGATAATACTGGTTTCATAGCTTCTTTAGTTGCTGGAATAAGAACAGAGCTTCTAGCTTTTGAATCGCCTATTTGATCTTTTAATTCATCAAATACTGCTAAAGTTTCTGAAAGTCCAGTAACTTGAAACTTTGTAGATGACATTAATCTGCCTTAATTATTTTTTGATATATCGCATTATTTAGCTTGACAACATAATCAACTATTTCTTCAGGCGATAGTTTATCAGCATGATTTTTTGCAATTTCATGTGCTAAATTAATACCAGTTAATCTTTGTTGAGCAAAACCAAACCAATTCTTTTGACCTGAATTGGCTTGGCTTACTAGATAACTTAATAAATCATCATTTGATCTTATTGTTGTTGTCATTTTATTTATCTTTATAAATTATGTATTATTTGACCAGCCGTATTGATTACCTCTTGGATGAATCGTAAATGAACATTTAGCTTCAGCAGTTGGTGATGGATCAATCTTAAATTCAGATACACGACCATTGAAAGCATAGTTCACAATGTTTGTGCCATCAGTAGCAGAGATAACAAATGTTCTGTCAATTGTGCCATTGTAAGCATCGCCACGAATTAATAAAAGACCAGTATCAGATGGATTCCAAGCCGCAATGATAGTCATTGATGTTGGCTTTGATTGAGTTGGGATAATATCTGATTGTCTTGCACCAGCAACACCGAATGAAGCTGAAGCATCATCTTGACCAAAGTAAGGGATAGCTTCTACATGAATTTGGTTAGCTGAAATAGCAATAGCTGAAACTGATGTTTCATCAGATAAGTTAGCAACTGTTAATGGTGTTGGTGTAGCTCCGGGTTGTGCATAAAGGGTTGCGCTAAATCCCGGTAAGACTTTATTAGGTAATGCCATAATAATTTACTCCGTTTTAAAAAATTAAAAAATCTTATGTTGGTATATCTAGTGTGCAATCCAATATGACTGAATGGAGCGCATTGGTATTATCGTATGTATGATGCAACATTATTACATCGGCTTTTGAAATCCAAAAACCGCCTGATCCGCCAAACTGACCAGTATAGCCATGTAATGATTGAATAATAGTATTAGCTATTGTCATTCCATCGCCCATATTAGTTGAGAATACACTCATCTGGAATACCGGTCTATCAATGCCTTTAACATTTTGGTTGCCACCAGTATAAACCGGCTGATGAACATTTCTTAAATGCCATGTTACAAATTTCGACTGTGTAGCATAATTTCGGTTGAAATTAGAATACACAGGAACAGGACTTATTATACTCGATAATTGAGTTTGTATGGCTTCAGCATACTGAACAATACTATTCTGTCCCATATTAAACCTTTGTTGTTGGATCGTTTCTATAACATAAGAAAGTAACACTCATCTTATCATTAGCTTCAATAGCATCAGTTATTCGCCAATCTTGGTTACGCCAAGTGATTGAATATCCGCTTGAGTTAATTACTATATCTCGCACATAAGGCGTATAGTTAAAAACAAATCTATTTAAGTCTTGGTAAATACGAGTATCGCCAGTAATTTGCAAGCTATTTTTAACATCCTGAACTAAAGGTCTGCTTGTAAATTTAGGTGTTATTACAACTGTGCTTTCGCCAAATGCGTCTGTTGTAAATGATAAAGTATTAACAGTAACATTTTCATAGCGTGAAATAGCCATTTACATCACCAATGGTTTGTAAGGTCTTAATAAAGCATCAATTCCTATAGGAAGTTCTGCCAATCTACCAACTGTTGTTTCTGATCTGTTGTTATATAAATGCGTTAATAATAACAATCCAGCTTGTTTAATGACTGGATATTGAGATAAGAAACTTGGTTTAACAGTAAAATTAACGACTAATGGAGCAGTCATATTTTGATTAAAGTTAGTTGGTAAACTTGCTAAAACAACTTTATTACCAGTAGGATCGTAATACCAATTGCCATTAGATGAACTAACAGGCGTTAAAACAGGCGTTTGTGCATCATCAAAAAAACTAACTGAATTAACTACAGTATTTCCAGCACCTTGTGAAACTTCTGGTAAATCTAGGCAAATTGGACTGCCATATAAAGAACTTGTTGCGTAATAAGTTTGAAATGTAATTGGGAATATTGGTAAGCCCAAATAATCCTCAATATGCATCCTAACTGCTAATTCAAGATCACTTAAATATGAATCTTGACTGTCATCACCAAACAAATTTAATTGATTGGTGATTTCCGTCAATGTAAGCCAGCTTGTTGATAAATCCCTTCCTACTTGTTCAATTTTCTCATAGTTAAAAGGATTTCTTGTTGGCGCAAGAAACACTCCACCATAAGCAAGAATATCGCTAGTGGTAGCAGTTGTCATTATACGCCTTTCAAGAATACGCCAGCAAATGGATCACGAATTGTGGATACCATACGCTTTTCGGCATAGATATTTATAAAGCCCGGTTGAGTTTGTTCAAACATCTTAAATGTCATTTCCTCTGTATCGCCAATGGTCATAAAACGATCCCAATTTGCTAATACGCATGAAATGTTACCAGTTCCGGGAGCGGCTAAATATGGATTTGGGATCACAGGGAAACCAAATAAATTAGCAACTGCACCGCCATTTGAATTACCAACTTCTAAATAAACTGGCATACCAACTGTATCTTTAAGAACACGCAATTCTAAAATAAGTGATGGATGAATATGCCAAGCAGTTGTAGGTAATGCCCAATATTGAGCTGGTAAAGCTGAAGCCATATCTGCTAATGAATCATAATCAATTGCAGTTGTGCTATGAGTTACTGTAGCAATTGTATGAATACCATTAGTGCTTGCAGTTCCACTTGAACCAAATGATGCAGTAGAACCAGTATTGTAAGTTGGTAAACCTCTTAAACCAGAAGTTGCACCATAAGCAGTTGTTGATGAACCAGATTGATCGTTATTTAAAGCCATAGATTGACCTTCTAACTGACTAAATTCAAGCATTAAGTCATTAACAAGAGCTTCTTCTAATGCATTAACATCAGTTAAAACTGCACTACGAACTGGCAAAACTGCTGATAAAACACGAACTGGCAATTGCCAGATAGATGTAGCAATATTTGGTGAACCACTATTAGGCACAACTGTATATCCAAATGGATTAGTTGAATTTGCCGCATTACCAACTTTTGCTACGAATTGAGCATCAGAACCATTAACAATAATTTCTCGGCTTCCCATACGGAAAGGATTGGCATAACGAAGTGCCGCAAATGCTTCATCAAATATTACCTTACCACCAACGCCGCTACCTGAACCAGTAATGTTAGATGCTTCGTTAATTTGTTCAGATTCTTGTGCATCTTTTTTAGATTTTTTATCTTCTCTAAAGCTAACTTTTGATTCGCCTTCGAGTATAGCTTGTTTTATACCTTCTAAAACTTTTTTAGATGCTTTCATAATTTTTTCCTAATTAGTTAAAAAAATAGGCGGCGATTAAACCGCCTATTCCTTCATTAAAACTGCTATTAGTTAGTAGCAGTTGCAGTAGAACGATAACGAACACCAGCAAATGGATCAACAACTGAAGTGCATAGTCGTTTTTCACCATAGAATGTAATGTAGCCCGGTAAAGTTTGATCATATCTACGCAAGATCATATTTAAACGATCAACGATAGTATGGAATCTTGACCAGTCTGCAAAATACATTGGATATTTGCTTTCTGTGCCTACAGATGCAGTAGTTCCTGTTGGTAAATCAACATATTTATTAACTACAACATCAAAGCCAAGTAAAGAACCAACGATACCATCTTCACGAGCTAAACCATCAATGTAGATTGGTCTGCCTTGTAAATCTGTTAAACCACGAATTGCTGAAAGCATGATTGGGTTGATAACAAATTTAGCATTAGGTGTCCAATATTGTTGTGGCAAGCTATAGATGAAATTAACAATATCAGCATAAGTAACTGCATTAGCAACTACATTATCGCCGTTTGATGTTAATTGATCGTATGTGCTTAATGAATGTAAACCACTTGTTGAGCCTGTGCCTGATGAACCGAAAGCCGCAGTAGTAAATGTGCCGCCTGTGTAAGATGCATTAGCACCAGCATATTGATTTAAACCACGCAAGCCATTTGAACCACCATAAGATACAGTAGCTGGATCAGCTTGGTCATTGTTTTGAATCATTGATAAGCCTTCTTGTTGGCTAAATTCAGCTAACATATCATCAACAACATTTGATTCTAAACCATCGATGTCATCAAGAGCCGCAGTTCTGATTGGGAACTGTGTATTGATGTCTTGAAGTGTTAATTGCCAAATGTTTGTGTTTTCTGTAGTTGGGTTAGGAACACCAGAACCAGCAGAAGTATTGTTGTTGATTGGATAACCCCACATAGCACCAGCGTTACCAACTTTAGCACGGAATTGATATGTTGAACCATCAGTTGCAACAGAACGAGATACACCACGCATTGGGTTGATTAAACGAAGTGGATGGAATACTGGATCGTAGAATGTTCTACCACCGACACCAGCACCAGAACCAGTTAAACCAGAACTTTCCTTGATGTATGCATCATATTGTGAAGCATCTTCAAACATTTTGATTTCTTTTTCAAATCTGCCGTTTGTTTTAATAAAGCTGGCTAATTGTTCTTTAACCATTTTATTAACATCACCACGAACAGTTTTTTCAATCTTAACGATTGCTGGAGCTTGAACTGAAGCAACTTTCGCTTCAAGTGCTTGCACCTTTTCATCAAATGAAGCAACTGTAGCTTCAAGTTTTTCATCTACTGACTTGATGATTTCTTCTTGACGAGCTAAAGTTTTTTCTTCAATTGCGTCTAGCTTTTGAATAATTTTATCTGACATAATTTTTCCTTATTTAAGTCGTTTGTCTAATTTCTTTAATAATGAACGCTCTTTGAGAGCTTCCAATATCGCCTTTTCGTCATCCGCATCAAACTCACTTTGACTTGGAGCGGTTTCAACTTGTTTCTTAACTTCATCACGAATTTTAAGAATTTCATTGAACTTGCTAGATGCGGATGTAGCATCTTTCTTTGAAAGCCCAGCTTCACGCAATGCTTTCTCGATATGTTTAAGATTAGCAGTTCCATCTTCTCTAAAAAATTCTAGCTTTTTAACTTCAGCCATTGGGTTATTAGGTTGCATTACTATTGATACTTCTTTTAAACCACCTTTAGTGATTTGGAAATATCCACTTTCATAATCATCATCAGATGTATCTAATGGTGAACCTTCTTCATCAACCATTTGGTATTCATCAGCCCATGCACCTACTGAAACACCACCAACCATTGCTGGTGATTCTTTCATAATTGTATAAAGGTCTTTACCAGCAGTTGTGTTAGTAAAAAGTTTGCCTTTACCTAACATTCCTGTGTCATCAAATTCAAATGATGTCCATTCGCCAACTGGAAACGACATATCATTGTGTTGGAAATACATAGGTAATGGTTTGCCAGATTTAGCAAATTCATCAGCCCATGCCTTAAATGGTTCTGGCTGATAATTGAATTTACGACCATCTGCACCTTCTCTTGCACCCCATGTAGTTAGCATGGCTTCTATATTTCCGCACATTTCTTGTGATTCATCAGTAGCTATACCTAAAGCTACTTTTGATTCAAAGAAGTATTTAGAAAATTTTTTCGATAATTCTTTAGTCATTGATTGGCACTCCCTTATTTTTCATTCCGTTGGTTTCAATCGGTTTCTTTTTGCGTTTGTTAGCCGATTGGGTTAATAATTTAAGCAAATCTTCTAGTGTCATTATGCTTTACCAGCTCTGCCAGTTTTACCAACAGAAGATGTATTTCCGCCACCGCCTGTATCTTGTGGTGATGATCCGGTTATGTCTTTTGGTGCGCCGCCTACTGTAATTCCTTGTGGTTTAGTAGCTTGTAATTCATCGCCACCTTCTTTGTTCTCGTAACCTAAATATTCACGAGCTTCATTAGGTGTCATTATACCAGCAGATATACCAGCAACGGCAAAATTCATTTGATCAATTGGTGCGCCTTTAAGAAAATCTTGTGTCTGGAATTTAATGCATAGATTTGGGTATCCAGCTAACAAACTTGTCTTAAATTTTTGTTCAATATTAGTAATCAATGGATTCATTGTAGATTTATAAAATTCATCTAACAATGTTTGTGTGTTATTGAACTTACCACTATCCATTCCAATTAAAGCTGGCGGAACACCAAACAATCCACAAATTCGTTTCATAGTTTGCATCTTCAATTGAGCCGCTTCAGCATCTTGAAGTGTAAGCATATGAATTGGAGTATATGTCATACCATTATCAAGCAAGATTGATTGACCGGGCTTGCTTTGATCAGTTGATCTTGAGCCAGTCATTGAAGCCCATGCTTCTTTTAGTCTTGCGGCAATCTCTTTGTATTTAACATCTGGAATAACTTGAGTTGTTGTAAACATTCCAGAAGGTTTAGCACCATTCATCATTACAAAGTTGGCATAGTTATCAATGTCTTGATCTAAACCAATTAATTCTACGGCTAATGTGCCTTTATTGAAGCCGGCTGAACCTTGCCAAGCCGCTTCTTTTAAATGAATCACTTGCCAATATTCTAATGGAGCTTCTTTATTAAATCCATATGTAGAAGTAGATAATCTATATTGTGGATAACGAGTTGGAGTTAATTGAGCGGTGATTAAAGTTGAATCTAATATATACATTTCCAATGGAGTTAAAGCCATATTTTGTTGGTCTTTACGCCATAAAGCAGTAAATACTTCACCAGCTAAATCTAACCACATTACAAATTGATACCAGTATTCGTATGATGATTGAAAGTTATTTGGTTGCATTAATAAACTTGCAACTTGTTTTGCTTTAATCTGATCTCTTGGACCAACAGATTCATCTAAAAGTGCATCAACCAATAAACCTTTATCGTTATAAGCCATAATCTTAATTGGAAGTTGAGCTAATGCACGAGCTTTAACGCCTACGCAACTCATAACTGTAGAATTGCGGCTTAACACCGACATATCTACAATTCGACCTGATTCCGTTACAGATGATGTTGTTACATATAAAAGTTGGTTTGAAACTGGGATTTGTTTGGCATTAGATATGTTTCTTAATACATTGTTACCTAATGCAGTTTGACCAAAAAGTGTATTGGATTCTTTTGAACCCTTACCTTTTCTGTTGAATATATCAAATATTGCCATATTTTTCCTTTAAAAACTTCTAAATCCGTATGAATCTGATCCAATCGGATTATCAAGTGAACAATGCATTGCAATTATAAGCGCAATAATGCCATCAACCTTCGCAGACTTATCTGCTTCATTCTTTCTTACCTTGATATTGCCATTGACATCTTCGTAAACTTCGCAGTTTCCAAGTTGCCAACCAATAAATGGGTTTCCTTCATGTTTTATAGAATGTTGCATAATCAGTTTTTCAGTATGTTTGGATGGGTTACTTAAAACTGCCATTCCTTGACCAACCTTTTTAACTGGTATGCCATGATCGTGTAATCGTGCAATTAAACTTGCCGCATTGTAAGCATCATAGCCAACTTCTTTAACATCATATAAAGAACATTGGTTTTTGATATATTCGGAAATCTCTCGATCATCCATCACATTGCCTTCGGTTATGTGCAATATGCCAGATTGAACCGCTTGCTCAAATATACCACGATAATGAGTTGGAATCAACTCCATTGCATCTTCAGGTAAAAAGAATTTAAACTCTGCAAAGTAATCATCATCTGCATATCTTTTCAAAGTGCAGACTGCATTTAAGTCCCTAGTTGCCGCCAAGTCAAAACCAATAAAAACTGATTCCGGGCTATCTTTAGGTTTGTCTATAGAATCATCCCAATACTGACGATCAATCCATGCCGTATTAGCAGATACATAAACATTAAGTGTCTTACATAAGAACTCATTTAATGAAGCTGGTTTTAAAGCCGCTTGAGCCGCTCTTTCCTCAATGGCAGATTGATAAATAGATATGCCATGCATAGGATTACATTTTCGCCATGTTCTAGCATCTCGCCAGTCATCCTGTGGATCAAGTCCATATAAAAGACCAAACCAATGTGGATTGTCTGGAGCTTCACCATGAAGCATGGATTCGTAAGCCGTCATATCTTCATAGAACTTGGTGTCTTTAGTAAATGATGCAGTCGTTATATAAATCCTTAATGGATTTTTACGAGCCACCATTCCAGAATGAATAACCTCAATAGAGTTACGATCAACAATCTGCGCCGCTTCATCAATAATGGCGCAACTGGCGTTCTTACCATCACCTGACTTTTTATTGTCCCTAGATAATGCTCTAAACATTGACTGTGAATCTCCAGCTTTGCCAATATGGTATTTACTTAAATTAAACCAGTTCTGGGCAGTTTGTGGCATGGCTTGAATCATTCCATAAGCCGCATCAAAAACAATAGATGCTTGTTCACGATTGGTAGCCAAAGTAAATACTTCAGCACCAGCTTCACCATAGATTAATTCATATAAAGCAATAACCGCAGTTAAAGTAGATTTACCAGCTTTTCTAGGAATAAACACAATGACATCTGTTGTCATTCGTTTGGTGTGATCTTTTTTGTGGCGGAATCCGTAAATAGCACAAACCAACATAAGTTGGAATGGTTCTAAAGTGATTGGCTTACCAGCATCAGGTCCTTTGGTGTGTTTGAGAACATCTAGGAATCTTAAAAAATGTCGAACATAAGGCACGACAAATTCGTATTCCCATTGTTTGTTTTCCATGAAGTCCAAAAAACGCTGACAAGCCAGCTTCACATTATTACATACTTCAATATTACCTTTTGTTACATCAATGGCATATTGGATTCCATCTTGCCAATCGTTCATTTAAAGTTATCTGGACCAGCCATCAAATCGCCAAGACTAGAATCGTCTGTAGAAGTTTTAGCTAATCGACCTCTAGGCGTTAATCCAAGTTCGTTCATTAAAACAATGATGCGTTGCAAGAGCTTATCCATTAAAGCCATATATGGACTTGGACCAAGTGTCTTACCATTATTGTATTCAGTAACAATGCCATTTTCTTTTACATTGACCAAACATTGAATATACAAAGTAATTTGAGTTGCTAGGAATGAAAGAGTATGTTGGTCTTGTTCAGAACCTATGCCATAAACTGCGTAAAGATATTCAGCAGTTTCCTCGATGAACCGATCCTCGTTCCATGCGGAAGGGTTGGTAAGCCAATACGCTTTGGGAATCCTTTGCTTAATTTTTTCAGGCAAGGTTGTTCCCATGTTTTTTCCTTGCGTGCCATGCACAATGTGAAGCTCTGGTGGTAGTTTGTTGCGTGCTTGTGTCATACACCCCCCTCACAAACTTCAAATGCAGAAATTTGTGTCCCCGCCTGCTCGTTTGCAAAACAAAGAAATTCTGAGTTATTATTCGCCATCATTACGCAATCCTATTTCGCCAGCCAATGCAGAGTATCCAGCAATGTCAATAAAGTTATCAATGTGATTGTTGCCATTTTTTGTTCGTGCCACTTTCAATAAGATCATCATTATTGCAACTTGTTGTGTGCTGATTGTTTTATCAAGATAAGCTGACCACAAGTTAGCTATATTGGCAAAGCTATCTTCTGGATTGCCATGTGTAGATTGCCTATCATGGTTTATGATTTCGGTTGCATTACGCAAGATGTCGGTTCGATTCATGTCTTGTCCTAGTAAAAGTTTTCGCATTATGCGAGATAAGGTCTTGTTCCATTCTTGTCAATAATGTAAGCATTGTGTCTTGGCACATAACCTTCGCCATTAGGTATTGATATGTGAACCCATGAATCAAACTCACGAATGATTTGATCATATTGAATATTGCTATCCATTATGACTTTAATGATTTGATCTGGTGTCATTCCATCAATACGAATATCGGCGGCACAACCTAAACAATGTTGCGAATTAGATTGTCCACCGACTAATTTATTTACAATTAAACTACGATATGCTGAATTAACTCGAATTGGTTTGCCAATTAATGTTCTAACTTGTTCAAGCAAATTAGCCAAACGAGTTAAATTTCCAATAATAATATTGTCTGGTGTGTTATCAATATTGTTTCGTAGTGCAATTTCGCTAAATGTTAATTCTTCTAATGTAAAATGTTGTGATATTTGCATTTTTATCCTATTTGTTCATTTGGATTTACTGGTTTTGAATTATAAAGCATTTGATCTTTCATTTGACTGCCATGAGATGAACCAAAATAAAACGATATAACGCCAGTCCATGCAGTTCCTAATGAACCTAACATAATCATCAAAGCATTATTAGCTGGATCAACTTTATTAAAAAACAATAAAATTAAAATACCAAAAAATCCAATTGTTGTAATTGATGCCAAAATTGCAGGAATATGAGATTTTGTAACAATTTCCATATTTCGAGCAGAAACACTATCCGCAACAATCAATTTTTCAAAATCAAGACCTAATTCTTGTTGTTGGCGTTTTAATTCAATTTCAGCCAACTTAATTTGCTCAATTTGATCTGATGTCAATTTTCCAGTTTGAATAATGCCTTGAACTTCATGTTCATTCAAATTCATTGCTTTGCATAATGCAGTTACGGCAATTCCAGCTAATGGTCCACCTAATGCTGATGCAATAGTTGGAGCAATTTGTATTAACCAATTCAATTGATTGTCAATCCTGTTGGAGCTGGTGTTGCTTGAACTGGCTTTGCAACTTGAACATCAACTTTTGTAATTTCTTTATTGATTAATGTGTCTAATTTGGTTAAAACAACAACTAATTCATTCACAAGCGCAAATGAAACAGATAAAAATACTCTAAAACCAAATAATGCAACTTCTAATAAAAAATCGCCTAATTGCTTTAATTTTTCTTTCATTTTAAAACTCCTCTAAATTAAAATTATATAACGAACAAATCCTTTTTGCATATATGTCAAATTTGGCATTATGTTCAGTAAAATCATTATGACCATTATGACATCTACATAAATGCACCATTTCATGCAACATAGTTTCCGATAGTTTCAGCCAACTGTCATTAGCTACATCAATTTCAATCCTGTAAGGTTCAAAATGAAAATAACCCAATACATCATTAGTATCAATGATTCCGAATTGGACTTTTTGTGGTTGTGGCATTTTGTATTCATTGAATGGCGGTAAAGTGCAAAATAATTTATAAATCTTTCGTAAATTCTGTTTGGTCAATAGTTTTGCCATAGTCTGCTTCGGTATAAGTAATTATTCCATTAGGTGAGTAATAAAGATATTTTCCATTATTTTCTTCTAATGTTTTATTTGTATGACAAGATGGGCATAAACTTTGAAAATTATTCACTTTAAATTTATCCGAATCTTGTTTATGTGGAAATATATGGTCCACAACTGTTGCTTGAACTACTTTACCTTTTAACAAACAACAAGCACATAATGGTTGTGCGCTTAATTGTTGTAATCTAACTTGTTTCCAATAGGATGTTGAATATAGCTTACTATTTTGTTTAATCTTTTCAGTTGCGCCACCACCATGTTGTTCACAAAATGTTGATCTATTAGTTTTAGGATTCATGCATCCTAATTCACGACATTTAGTGTTTTGTGGCGTTCTTGGCATCTACGCTTTGTTTGATCATCATTAAAATACCATATTCAACTGTCATTGGATTGGTTTTCTTTAATTCAGCATCAAGATCACTTTGATTAAACTTCCATGATTTAGCTTCTTGCTCAACTGATTTATATATATTAGCAATATATTGGACTGCTTCTTTTAATGTTTTATCTTGCATTATGGACCTTTCTTTTCAACAAATCTTGATTCTTTATAAACAATGGCATTAATTAATTCCATCATGTCATCCATTTGGTTTTGTAATCCAGAATCATCACCTAATACATCTCGATTATCTTCCATATATTTTCTGAATCGCATAATGTCATCTAAACCATTTTTTAAAGGCGGAATCCATTTATCAGGATATTCAATAATTTGTGGAGCATTTACGCCTTGCCACATTTCTATAATATCGTCTGCTTTTTCCACAACTCTACGATAAAACTTTTGCAAGATTTTGTGTTCAGTTCTGGATTTAGTTTGTAAATGAATAATGTGTGAATTAGTGCCTTGATGAAGCATAGTTAAGCAAAATTCACCAATCGTTGGCTTTGTGCCTAAATCCTGTTTAGCTTCTTTAATTGAATATACCTTTTTGTCCATATTTGATCCTTATTTAAAAGCCTGTAAAGCCATAAAAATGCAAATGGCAATTATCATAAATTCTACCATACTTATCCTTTCTTATTTAGCAAGTCTAAAGTTTGTTGCAATAAATCTACTTCCGATCCATATTTTGCTTCAAATGTCTTTTGCCCTGAATGAAGTGCCACTCCATAACCACCATTTTGATGATGATTTGGACATAAAGGGATAGCCATACTCCAATGGCTACGCATAGCCAATCCAGCCCCATGCCTAATGTGATGAATATGTGGAGCTGAATAACCAAAACCAAGATTCCTACAAACAATGCACCCAATTTGAACCAGTTTGTCATAATGCTTTCTTTCGTCTTTAGTCATAATGTAATTAGATCATTAATTGAATTGATTTGATTTAAAAGATTATTAGGAATTTCATATAGATCAGCTTTAGTTTTAAAAGAAGTGCCATCAGAGCGTGTTCTTTCCATTCCTAATGGATAAAAATTTGCTTTTTCTGCAAATTTATTTTTATCAATCCATCCGCATATAGTTAAATTCATGTTAATTTTGTTTAAACTGCAAAATATATAACGATCAACTTTGTAATTTATTTGATGACCAATAAGATTGTTTACATAGTAATCTTCCGGATCAACAGTTCTGCCCATTGTTTTAACATCATAGGTTTTGCCATTAAATGTAAAATCAATGCCTTTATCAAATCCATCAGCTTCTATTAATGCTAAACCAAGCAAATCCATAACCATGCATTGACCAACTATACCTCGCAACTGTTCGGATTGGTTTCCATCAGCTATGCCACGCTGACCAAAATTATTATTTTTTAATAAACCACGACAGTAATAAATTATATTTTGATCTAATGGAATTGTGATCATTCACCTGACCATCCAAATTGTGCAAAATACGCTTCAATTTGCGTCATATAGTTTGCCATTTCAGAAACAGTTAAATCAGTTGTGCTTTTAGTGTGTTGAATAGTTTTACCATGAATGGTTATATCGGATGTAAGAAACATAGCACCGCACAAATAATGTATTTCCATGCTTGAATACCCAAGAAAATCACCGACAGACTTATAAAGATAACCCCAAAGCCGCTTGTTTTGATCTTTAGAACGGACATCATTTGATTTAATTGTAATCAGTAATAGTTGATTTTTTTCTAGTAACCGATTTAATTCCAGTATCAGCGTTGGCATTGATTGTTTCGATAAGTGAAATTGCATAATCTTTAGCTTCCTTTGATGTCTTATATATTTGAACGAGCTTTCCTTGATTCCAAACAACAAACTTTTCAGTATCCATTACTTTTGCTTTTGTAACATTGATTTGACCACATTCAATAGCCCATTCGCTAATCTTTTTCCATTTAATTTGCATTGAGAGCTTCCTTTGCAAACTTTAAAGATATAGTTGGATAGTTTTTAGGATTAGCAATAATGCGTTTTGCCCACGCTCTCATATCTTTTGGTTTATTAGTTTGTTGTTCAGCCATGAATTTAAGAACCTCATGCGAATATTGATGATTTTGTTGTTTTGTTAATGTGGGAGCTTTTAATTGAACAAACTCTATTGGCTTTTCCCGGCAGAGTTGTAGAATGTCAAATACAGTGGGCATGAATTTATTATTATCAACCCATTTATCAAAAGCTTTAGTCACTATATTAAACTCAAACTTTTCTAGCTTTCCAAACCAAACTCTTAATGTATCTATATCGAGTTGTGGTTTTTGATATAAAGCTGTGACTGTATCCATAACTTGCTTAAATGCTATTTTGTCTTGTGGTGTCATAAGTTTCCTTAAAATAATGGTTCATCCTTGATTAAATCAAATATATTAATTTTTGGCACATCTAATTTTTTAATCTTATGTTGTGGCTTATTTAAAACATAAAACATAGCTTCATGCTTTGTCATAAACTTTCTGATTGCATCGCCAAAATCATCGATGACCAAATATCTAAATGTATTCATCTTATCAACATTAAATCTATGATTGTAAATAGTCCAATTAAAAATCCAATCAGACCGCCTGCAACTAAAACCCTAATACACCAATCTATTAATTTCATGGTCTGTAGTCTGGCAAAATGACATTTCTAAAACAATTGCAGTTAGCATCTTTAATAAGCTCTTGATGATAACCAACTGGAATATCATGGTAAATAACAATCGGTGGTGGAGTAACTGATGTTGCTGGATGCGCTAATGCATAACCTACTACACCGCCTACAACCATCCCACCAATAAGTGGAGCTGCATAACCGCCACCGCCATGATAATAATGACTGCCATATCCGCCATGATAACCACCATAGTATCCATGAGCCATAGCTGATGGTGCGATTAATAATGCTGTTAATAATGCGATTAATTTAGTCATCTAAATAATCCTCTATAAGATAAAAAAGAACCATGCCCAAAACTAATGCTATAACAATCCAAAGCAAAAAGCCAATTAATTTATAAACCCACCACAAATTTAGATGAATCATATTTTTTTACTCCATCAATATGTTTAATATTGCCAGCCACAAGTTCTGTAATCGTTAAATTATGTTTTTTAGTTTTTAAATCATTAAGCCAATCTAATTTAGGTTCAGTCCATGACATAATTTTCCAAACAACATTTCCTTGATAATCTGTTTCCTCTAGCAAAT